GTTGATGCTGATTGTGAGTCTGTTCCTAAATGTGCTTCTACTGTAATCAGACTAGAGTCAGCAAAGAAGTTTGAATCCGAACTTGCTACTGTTCTCTGTGTGCCATCGGTCAATGCTCCGCTAAGAGTTACTTGGTTTTCGTTAACAAATAAGGTTTCTACGCTGTTTATTTCCCCTTCACTTAGAACCAAAGCCATATATAGATATTGATTGTCTGTGCCAGATGTTTCTAAGAATACGACATTACCACCCACTTTTCTTGTGCCATATACAACAGGAATAGAAGCATTTGCCCTAAATTTATTGACTAATATCCCCTGTGCTTGTTGTTCTGCATAATCATCACCGAAATCTGGTATTTCTGGCTGTGGTATTAGCCAACCAACTACGTTTTCAACAACGTCTACGACAACGTCAACAACGTCTTCTACAAAACCAACGACATCGCTAATAAAATCGCCTATACCATCCGTTATATCTCTTAAATCACACATTTATAGCAATCTCCAGTTACTACCCATGTTTTCAAATCCTAGCTTTTCAAATACAGGGTCTATATGCAATCCAGACGTAACAGAAAGGCTTATAGGCAAACCCTCCGATACGTTTTTTACAGAATCAATAATTGTTTTTACTAATTTAAAATTCCGATAATTTTGTCGGATATAAAGAACATGAATATTCATAAGTTGTTGTTTACTAAACCAATATTCTGATTTGTGAAACATACACAACCCCATAAGTTCTTTTTTATCTAAATCTTTTGCTAGTATTATCTTACCTCTTTTTAATATTACGTTGATACAATTTAATAGTTTATCTCTGTCTATTTCTGGCAATCGTGCGTCTTTCAAATCAAATTCTTTGAACTCAATTAGCAAATCATAAACATTTTCAACGTCTTTTTTTTCTGCTTGATACAAATGAATACTGCTCATACACGACCCCACTTGATGTCGCTTACAGTTAAAGCGGAAAATTCCATGCCTTTATCACCACTAAAAAATCTTTTTTGTGAAGTGTCTGACGTTGTTCGCCCACTTTGTTTTGAAAAATTACCCCAATGTGACGTAACTGTAAGATTTATACTCGCTGATTTTGTATTATCAGTAATCTTATATTCGTCTATCGTTCCATAAAACAAAAGAAATGGGTCTGCTATTAGTGCAAGATTTGCATCTAAAAAACCCCTGTAAATAAAGACATTATCGTTAATGATGTTTTCATTGAGTGCTATTGAAATATAGGTTTGGTCAACACCAGAAAGATTAACCACAAGACTATTTTTAGAAGGTGCGTTTGTTTCGCTTACCCCTGTTATTCCTCTAAAATGTCCATTTGATGCGTAAGTCCTTGATGTTCCAGAAACACTAGACGCAATATCAAAACTTGCATTTGTTAGATATACTGGTGTTCCGAAACCTAATTCAACTAAAAGTATGGGGTCTATGTTTCCTGTGGCTAGTTCTGTTTTTACTGCACTTGTTAAACCTCTAGCCATTTACAAACTCTCTATTACATCAAACTCATAATTAAATAATAAGTTTCCATCCTTGTCATTTTGCCCTGTTGCGAACTCTTGAACGTCACTTGTTAGATGAACTGTAAAAGGTACTGAATCATAAGTAACCGCACTATTATCCGCTAGTGCTTCTCTTAAAGGCGGTTCTATTGTGACTGTTGACGCATTACTGGATGACGTTGCATCTTCAACCACCATATAAACCTTATCATGTGCAAACTTTATGAAGTCACCTGCTTTTAATCGTCCTGCTCCATCTCCTGCAAATCCATCTATAGCTATAGTTGTATCTGTTGCCGTGTGTGAGCCATTGACTAACAAAGTGCCTGTTTCATTACCCTGTGCATTTAAATAGTTTGAGAATGTGACTGTAAAATTATCTTTTCTGTTTCTTTGCTTCATTATAAAAGCCATCACAGGTGCAAAGTCTGCCCTAGTCATGGGAGGATATGAAAGAGTAAAACTAAAGCGTTGACCCTGCACTTGTCTTCTAAATGTCTTTCCGCTATCTGTTTCACTAAACAAAGTCCTTTGATTGCTCTTGATATTGATAGCTGTGAAATTTGTTTTTGGTAATGCTCCACTCATACGACTGCCATCTTACCCTTTTCGTTCATAGCACTATTAATAAGGTTTACTATAACACCCCTGCTATTTACTAACAATTCGTTGAAACCCCTAGCATCTACAGTATTAATATTAAAATTTACAGTTACGTTTTTATTCATTCCTAGCTTGTCATTTGGTACTATTGTTCCTGCTTGGTCTGGCACAAAGAGTTCAGCACCTTTTTCACCTACTATACTTGGCTGTCCGACTGGCGGTCTTCCGCCTTTTTCAAACCCTCTCATTTTATTTATTATACCTGCTCCAAAGGCTAACGCACCGCCTACAGCCACTACGTTAAATGGAAAGGGTATTGAAGCAAAAGTTTTCATTGCACCCTCATGTAAGCTAATTAAGGCTTTTTTTATAGAATCTGCCTTAAACATAGCTAACGACCCTTTCATTGCGTTCTTTATCGCTTCACCTATGAACATTTCAACCATTGACCGAACTACAAAAGTGCCCAAATCTTGAAAACTTAGTTTTCCTGTCATTACAAAGTCTGTGAGTGAATTTTTTAATCCATCAAAGGTAGATGCACCTAATTCTCTCATTTGGGTAAACATTGCCTTTTGTGATTCCGCAACATCCTTGAAACCCTTAGAAAAGTTTGAGAATAAACCTGTGTCCATAGTCGGAAGTGCTGAAGCTGATAACGCATCTTGAACAGCTTTCATTGCTTCTTCCCTAGCTTGTTTCAGCGTCATGGTTGCCTTCGTTTCATCTCCGATTGCCTTTGTTGTTTTCCCATGCGACAACGCTAAAGCTGTTTGGACTGCTTCAACTGCCGATGCCCTAAGTGTTTCTTCTTCTTTAAGTTTTTTGGTTGCTTCTCTTTGCTCGTTAATTTTTTTAAATATTTCTGCTACCTTTTTTTCTAAATCACCCCCACTTTGAATTGATTTATCTAAATGGTCAGTAAATTCTTTGAAAGGTGGTACTAATTTAGTTTCTGCGTTCTCACCTGTTTTTTTCGTTGCGTCATTTAATTCTTTCATAGACGTTGACATTTCGATACCTGCTAAACCTGCCATTATTTCGCCAAGCCTTAAAGTTAAGGCAAGGGAAGGGTTTAGCGTTTTTGGTAGTTCCTCAAGTTCTTTTTTTGCCATCGCTATTCCAGTAACCGCTAATTTACCTTTTGTTCCAAGCATTAAAAAGCCAAGCAAACCTATTTCTGGAATAGGTGAAGGTAGACTTCTAACTGAATTAACTAAGTTAACAATCGAACCCCCTATAAAAGCGAATGTTGGTCTAAAAGCATCAATAACACTTGCTCCAAACAAAATAGTTTTCATAGTTGCGGTAACTACTGCTTCCCCTATAGCTTCGGCTGATTTTTCTATACTTCCAAAGTTTTTTACTAATGCGTTATCTAAAAGTTGTGCTGACGCTTTTAACGCTTCAAATGGGCCTGCATCCATTACATCTTGTTTAAATAGCCTTACTTTGTCACCAATCATAGAAACAACACCATCAAAGGTGTCTGCCATTACTTGACTACCACCGACAAAGGATTTTGAACCTTCTTCAAAAATATCTATTATGTGTTGCTTTGATTTTTCTGCACTTACTGCGACTCCTGCTTCAAAGCCTAGCATTTCTCTTACACCTCTTTCCCTAAAAAGGTCTGCGGAGTTAATACCGCTTGAAAATACTCTTTGTAATTGTTCGGCTGTTGTTTGAAAATCTAAACCAGATGCTACCGCTAAATCGCCTGTGATAGCCAGTAACCTATTCATTTCCTCTGCACTTTGAGAAACGACCGCTAGATTACCTGCACCTCTTTGTATTTCTTCTAGGCTAAAAGGTACTTTACTTGCAAATTCTGTTAGACCTCTAAAGGCTTTTTCGCCCTCTCTTACATCGTCAAATAGAAACTTAAACCTTACCTGTAGCCTTTCAGTTTCTCTTGCGGTATCAAGAAAACTTTTAGCGACTAATGAGCCACCTATCCCTATTAGAGCAGTTTGTAGACTGAAAACAGACTTTTTTAAATTGTTAAGACCTGTAGACGCTGACTTCATAGCCTGTCTGGTCTTGTCCTTCGCTATGATGTCTATATTTACTTGTTTTGTTGCCACTTATCTACTTGCCTTTGCTAGTCGTTCTTGTCGTTCTCGTTCTTCATGTTGGATTTGAAAGTAAGCAATCCACATATTAAATTCTTCAACTGACATTTGCAAGATTTCGGAAACTGTCTTGTGTAGCTTTTCGGCTAAACCAAAGATATTATGCAACTCTGCGTCATTCTTTAGTTTTTTTTATAATCCTCAATATCTTCATTTCCAGTTCCCATAATCTTTGTGGCAACGTCTGCAATTACATTTGTGTCAGCTTTTGTTTTGAAGGCTAGAATGTGCTGTGCATTAAACATCTTTTCGCCATCTTTCGTTAAGGCTTTTTCGATGATAACGTCAATAAGTACAAGCAAATCAGTATTCGTAGCACCTTTAAATATCTTTTGTTTCTCAAGCATATTGAAAGGCTTGGTATGAATAGCCTTATCGCCTGTCAAACCCCATTCTGGAACTTCAATAATTTGTGTGTCTAGCTGACTAAAATGGTCACGAATACCATCAAAGTAGTCAATCTTTTCATCTGCCATTTACCTATACTGTGCCTATTGTAAGACCGCCAGTTCCTTGTAATGATACAGTTCTAGTTGTTACACCATCTAGGGTAACACCCACAGACATTCCAGTTACGATTCCAGTTCCAGAAAACTTTCTATCTCCAGATGCACTTCCTTCTGGCATGAACTCAAAACTAGCACTAGCACCTTGAACTAATGTTGTTTGACCAGAATCAGTTTCATCAAAGTTCATATCTATAGTAGCTGTGAATGTACCTCTACCAACCAGATAGGACTTCATGGAACTTCCTAGTGCTGTGTCTTCAACTACATCGTGTGTAGTGTCTATGGTGAAGCCTGTGGCGTTACCTATCGCAGTACCCCCAACATGAACAACCCCTTCTTTTCCGTGATGTGTAGCCATTTTTTACTCCTTTTCTTCTTTAGGTTTTTCGACTTTTTTAGAAACCGCCTTTTCATCATGTACCTTATAACCATTTTTTTCAAAATGTTCTATATGGTCTTCAACGCATTTTATAATACTTTCGCCTTTTTTCATAGTCACATTTTTAGCCATTATGCACTCCCTCTAGTAAATTCATATATCACCCTTGCTGTTATTCGTACACCACCATAAGGATATATTGTACCCTCGTCCGTAGATGCTTCGATTATTTGAGTATCTATAGCATTACCATTTCTAGTTATATCATTATCTAAAGTTTCTTCAACAACTTCTATAATCTGGTTACGAACTGTGTCTATATTTGAGTCTGTACCCTTGCCAAAAGCCACAATCAAAAAGTCTATCGTTCCCCTATATGTTCCTGCACCTGTATCACCTATACTAGATACTTCCCTTGTTTCGTCACCAGACTGAATAAACATAGCAGGGAATTGAGCGTCACTAAGTTCTTCTACTTCAAATGGTTCTCTCGTAATCTTTTTGAACTCAATAGGACTTGTAACCGCATCAAGCTTGGTAATTATGTCACTTGCTATATTTTCTCTTTTGCTCACAACCGCATCTCTTTGAAATAAAAACTCGCAAACTCTGCTTTTAGTTTATCTTCTTCTTTATTTCCAATAGCAAAGAATGGTCTTGTTATTTTTCTTTTACCTACCCCAAATGTGTCGTGAAAACTAGCAATCTTTGCTCTTTCCATGTTTGAGAAGAATAAAGTGCTTTTTAAACCGCCTGTTTTGAAATCTAAGCTACGAAACATCTTACCTGTGTCTGTTAGGTCTACAAAGCCTGTTTGTCTACCCCTCTTTTTACGGCTTCTTACTGTGCCTTTAGCGTATGCCCTCATTTGACCGCCATCTGGTAGCTTACCAGACTGTGTACGCTTGGTAATCATAAGAACTGCCATATTAGAAACCCTGTTCAATGATTTCTGTATTACCGCTTTTTGTTTCCTACCTATGTTCTTCAATAGGTTTGTGACGGCTATAGCATTTACGTCAACTTTTACATCTACTGCCATTAGCGAACTAATCTCAAGTGGTGTATAGGTTCTTTCTCGCTATCACTTACTGTACCGCCACCATCTTCATCATACTCAACCCCATCCCTAAGAATAGCTTGAAATTCTTCTTCATATCTATCCCTGTAGAAATCAATCTGCACTTGAAATGCATCTTTGCCCTCTCCTGTGTCTGGGTCACGCCATTTTGTAAGAATAGGGTAAACATATTTCCACAAACATAAATAAACGACTGATTGTGTCCATTGTGAGTCTGTGAGTTTAGAACTATCCATTTCTACTGATGTTATCTTAGTGATGTCCTTATAGCGTACTGTGTGCCTGTATCTTTCCCACCATTCTTCTCTAACACGCCTAATTACATCATTTTCAGCAAATTGTAGTTGGTCTTCAAAAGTTGTTATCCCAAAACCAAGAATATCTGGCTGTATTTTCTGTAAACTGGTATTAGCAACATTAAATTCGTTTGTAGCCATTATTCAGCTTTCTTTGTTGTTCTCTTAGGCTTTGGTGCTTCTGCTTTTGGTTCAACTTTAGGTTCTGGCTTGGCTTTTCCTTCGTCAAGCGTCCAACCTCTTAAACCCCAAATGTTTATATTGTTCTCGTAATCAACTTTAGGTCTTTCGATTACCCTATCGCCTTTAACAAGCTTTACCATTTCCATTGTCATAATCCCTTAAAAAAAGGGGGTAGTTTCCCACCCCCATAGTTTTTATGTAGCTAGTGTGTCGGCAGTCAACTTAACTCCATAACTATCATGGATTTCACTAACTCCATAAACGGCAGTAGCAACAATTTCATCTGCTCTTAATGAAGCATCTCTTTGTGTTTCAAGCTTTAGGTCTTGCATCATTGCTAACGCTAGAGCGTCTTGAGAGAATACACCACCGATGGAGTCATCAGAACCATCTACAGAGATATTTGAAGATTCAAAGATTTGAACCCCTGCAATAGTTCCTACGAAACCGCTTCTCATAGCTTCATTTGACAATTCGGTATCTCTACCCACAAAGGTGTTTGTCAAAGACTTCTTGACGTTGAATATCTGCTTTGGGTGGAAAACTCCGTAATATGGTGCAGGTGCGTTTGCGGTTCTTAGTTCTGCACTTGCTTCAAAGATATCTTGAACTGTAAGTTCTTGACCTGCTCCACCTGCTTTTTCTGTTGAAAAGCCTGAGAATAATGCTGATAAGTCTGCATCCACTTTTCTTGCGATAGCTTCACCGAATAATCTACCAATGTCACCTGCAACATTTCGTGATGCTGAGTTTCTAGCTAAATCGGTCAATGTGGTCATAATACCTACTTCACTAGCTGTTATTGTAACAGATGTTGGGTTTACGGCTGTGTTTGATAAGTCAGATGCTTCACTTACTGCACTCGCTGATACTGTTGCGTAAACTGGTACTTCAACAGACTTACCGCCACCTGCGATTGTGTAGTTTCTGACTAGGTTTCTCATTATTGATTGTTCACTTGCTACGAACAATGCTTCGGCTACGATTTCGGTATAGAGTTCCGAAATGGTGCTACTGGTTGTTTCATTTGCCATTGTTTACTCCTTTAAATAAAACAAATTAAGGGTTTGAATTAATAATTCTTGGTTTGGAATCTCTTTGCCTTTTGTATTCGGCATACCTTTTCCTGTCCTCTGGATTATTAAAATTTAATTCACTCAAATTTAAAGGCTTACTGAGTTCTTGCCTATCCACATTTGACACAGAGCCAGAACCACTTGGGGTGGCACTAACAAAGTGAGGGTTTTGTGTCAGAAACTCTTGCACTAATTCATCAGTAGACAAAAGTTCACCCTGTTTATTGTAACGTGCTATTCCATTTTTATCAAGAATTTCCACATTACCACTCTCGTTTAGTTGAATATTGTTTTTTAACAACTCAACAACTTGGTCTGGATTAATAGCTTTATTCTTTGATGCTGAAGATAATAACGACTTGTTTATCTTGATATCTCTTAGCTGACTTTCTAAATTCTGCTTTTCTTTATTAAATTCTTGGGTTCTTGTTTTCAGTATTTCTTCAAACTCACCCTTTTGAATACGTTGCTTTTCTTCTGCTTCCTTCTGCGTCTTTACAGCATTTATAGCAACATCTAAGTCATCAACACCAAGCTTTTTATACATAATACCTCTTATCCCACTCTGGGTTTGTTGGAATCCAAGTGTGTCGACAACGATAACCGCCACGCACGATAAATGGGTCACCTGTGGACTTGCCTTGCCACCCTTGATTATTCCAAATATCCCGAATTTCATTTTCGGTTAATGTTTTATTTAACATATCTCGACAGAAAGGTCTACTATCTCTTACTAGCGTTCCTGTATACCTATAATGGGTCAACCCTGCGTCTTTTGCTTTTGCTACTGTAAACTGTCCGTGAAACTGCATTACTGAATCATGTGCTATCTGACTTGCGTAGCGTCTAAGATTATTCCCTGCCCTGTCACTTGCGTATTGTGTGTGTAGCTTTCTTACAGCTTCTTCTATCTCTGCTTTCTTAGCGTTATCGAATTTGTTTTCGTTTATAAAGTCTACCAGTTCATTTATTTCAGCAACATTTGACCTCTTATACACTCCGTTAATATGTGACCTTATATTAGTAACCATGTCCTCAAATGGTCTACCTGCTATTGTGCTTTGGTATATTTCGTCATTTATTACTTTCAAAAATCTTTCGGCTATATCTTCAAAGCCACTAAAGGACTGTGTTTTGAGAGCGTTCAAGGTTGTTAGGTCTACTTCAGTTAGGCTTTTAAACTTCTTAGGTATAGGCATTTCGCCAAATGTGTCTAAGACCTCTTTTGCAATCTTGTTATATTCTTCATTGATGATGGTATCGGCTTCATCTAAGAAAGTGGTTTCCACAAGGTTTCTAATTGCAGGTTGTAGTTGTATCGCTAGTCTTTGTGAAACAAGCTTACCGCCTGTGGCTCTTGTGACTTCTCTAATAACGTCCTCTTCTAGCCTATAGAGTACATCAATAATACGCTGTTCGTGTTGGTCAGCTAATTTATCTAATACTCTGGACATTATAGGGGAAAGTCTTTTTTCCAAGCTTTTATTGACCAGAAAGCAGGTGATAATGATTTCTGCCCTTTGACCTCTTTCAGAACACCACCCATTCTAGCTAAGAATGATTTTTGTCTTGCAGGTATGCTTTTCTTTATAGACATTCCCCTAGCACCAAATGTAACTTTGTTTATCTTACCAGTAGATTTGTTTTTTACATATACACCAAACTTTTTTCGCTTAGATTCCGCAGTAGATAATCTAAAAGGCTTATTCAGTTTTACGTCTTTTCCCCTGTATTTTGCCATGCTAAGTCCTTGATTTTATTGCCTTTTTCCCTGGGATTGTAGCTATTTCTTTTTTCTCTTTGTGGCTCTTTTTATAATATCTTTGTCGAATGTACCAGACCGACCCCTGCTTATCAGCTTGTTTACTCTAGCCATCGCCCAAGCGTTCATGGGTATTCTGGGTCTTGACCCTGCGGAAAGAAATGCACCTTGACCCCTACGAAAACTAGCTTTCAAATC